AAGGAAGGCTTTCAAGTCGAACGATCCACCTTGTGCTTCCAGATTCGGCAGCATCGGCAAGATGCTGTTGGCAACGAATTGTTGGATGTCTTGAGCCCGTTGCGCCGGGGGCTTGTAAGCCATCGAGTACGGCTCGATCTCGAAGTTGTAATTGAGGAAATCCCCCTCACGCATTTCTGGGGTCCAACTCGCGTCGGTAGAAATGTTCGTCCCAGGAACGCCAACTTCACCAGGTATCTCAAGCACGGGATCGTAGAAGATGAGATGACCAAGCGACTTGATCACACCCGTCGTAAAACGAACCATGCGATATTGCATCTTTGCTTCGCGTTTACTGATCTGCCCGCCAATCATTTTCTCTTGGCCGACTGTGTCAGCGCTGGTCCCCAATCCGCCCATGGCAGGAAGATTCCCCGCCATTCGATCGAACGTATCACGAACGACCTGAGTGAACGCCAGGTTGCCTTGATCGACACCCCCAACACTCACTTCGCGAACTGCATCAGGATCAGCGACTTTGATCATCTCACCATCAGCGACTTTGCGTTGGCGCTTCGCATCCTCTTCGGCAGTGCCTTTGAAGATGTGGTACGTCTTCTGCCGTCTCGCCTGGCGATCCAACTTGCGGAACAACCCGTTAGCCAGGTCATCCAAAACGCAAAGGTTCATAGCCGGGGACAGTGCCATTGTGTTGTCAGGCACGTCGCTGAAACCAACGATGTGATAGGGTCCGCTAACTGAAGCTTCGACCGATTCAGGACCATCCCAATCTTGGATGATCAGAGGATCCGTATTCTTCAGTTCCCACCTGGTGCCCGCCATGTCGAGGCCCCAAGTAACGATGACCTTCTCGCGAGGGAACCAAACATCAACCAGGTCAACCATCTCTTCAAAGTTGTCCTGGTTGTAGTCCTCGTACCCTTTCGTCAAACCTTCGACTCGCGTTGATCCCTCGCCACCGTACGGGTTGTGCCCGCCAGGCGAGAGTTGCTCAGCTACCTTTTGGTCATAGAGATCATCTTGAAGACGATCGTACGGAACCTGGTAGCCGTCAGCCATGTAGCCACACTCAAACCACTCCTTGACGCTTGTGTCGTGACACCAGTCGTCGAGTGAGATCCGCTTGACCCAGGGCTTGCCGGGGTCAACGCGCGTATTCGCGTCAATCTCAATAATGTGGGAGTCAGCCAAATGGACCTTGGCGATTCCAAGGGAGAAGAATGCATCTAAGCAACACCCTTCGAGTACTTCCTCGATCCCCATTGTCTTGATGTAATTGTTGACGGCCAGCTGGTAGCGCTTGCCGAACGATTTCAACGAGCCATTGTAGCTGTTGACCAAGACGCGCGGTCGGTTCGCGGCCAGCGACATCGTGTAGATGTCCGCGGCCTGGAACATCATGTTGATGATCCGATCGTACCGGGGTCCTCCGCGGCCGTAGTGTCGGCCGACGTACGATTTGACGAATGATTCACGGTTCAGCCGAAAGTCTTCCAGCGACCTGCGATCCTTCGTCATCGCGCGACCGAGTCTTGCTCGATCGCCAGAGTTGAACCAGTCGAATGCCAAACCAAACGCTCCGGAGAGAGAAACTACGTTTCCGGAACTGTACTCGCAACCATAAGTCCTTGTCAATTAAGACCATGGGTCAACATTTGGCTCTTCCCATGGCTTTCGAGATTCTTCCGACTCGCGTTCTCGGTCATATTGCTGAAGCCTCCAACCCATCGACTTCTGATCAAACTCCTTTTTCCTGTTGCGGTTAGGCCGCTTTCGCTCAACCTCTGGAAGTGTCAAATCTGCGATCGCAGAAGCCATCACCGTGTCACCATGGGCCGCACCCATAGCCGAATCATCATCGGTATTTAATTCCGCAACATGGTAGACCTTGCCGTTGACGAACACGAATTGCTTGCACTCTTCGATGACCTGGTCACTGTGGATGATCGACTGTCCACGATTCAATCGGTTCTGCCAATTGCCAAGAACTGACGACTTCTCGTCGGGATCCGACCACCAGCCAGGGTTCTTCGTATCCTTGTCCGTGCCGACGTGCTTTGTCTTTCTAAAGTAGACATTGCTGTACTCCCGAACCTTCACAACCTGCTTCGTGAACTGAGATCCCGTCGAGCCATTTGCCTCCCAGTTCAACTTGGCCGGATGATGCTTGATGTCAAATCCAACGTCTTCATCGCGACAAAAGAACCAACAAAGTGCGATCGCATAATCCGCAAAGTCAAACGGATTGATCGTGTTGGAAATGAAGATCGCAACTTGCTCCCGCGTAATTGAATCATGCACAGCTGCCGATGAGTTGGATGAATGCTCGTTGCCGGATCCAGCTGCAACATCACAGCCAACGACGTAGTTACGATCGGGATTCGGACGGCCGTTGACATCAAGTCCGCACCACAGAAACAGTTGGCCGGCCCCTGTTGGTAGAAACTCTGGATCGTCCAAAGTCTCGATGTTGAAAGTCAGCATCCCAACATGCTCTGGCTCGCGGACATACTTCGCTTTGTACGCATCAAAGTCGAAGTCCTTGAAGAAGCGAGACACCGAACCAAGGAAGTCGATGTCAAGCTCTTGAGCGATCGTCAGTGGCGTTGCACCTGGCTGATTGCATTCGTAGTCGTAATACGGCGATCGCGTCTTGCCATCGAGAATGAACGGGTAACCTTCTCGGAAACGATACTTGCTTGGAATGTTGGGATCCAAGATCTCAAGCTTCCGAGTCTCCTTGTTGAAACGGTACATCCCCTGCTTGCGTTTCGGATGCTCTGACCAATGCATCCGAATCCGCTCTACGTTTTTGGTTTTGTCTTTCGCGATCTTCGCGTATTCGTTTGTGTCGCCAATGGGGGTGGAAATGAATCCACGCGCTCCCGCCGCGTGTTGGACCGCTGGCAACACTTCTGAGTCTTTCGGGCTATCGAAAGCCGCGTACTCGTCAAGATAGATTTGCGTGAGTCGATCGCCGCGGAACGCATGTCGAGTTGTTGCTGATCCTTTGATCGCAGCATTGTTCCAGTGATTCTCCATGATGTGAAGATTCCTGGTCCGTGGCGGTCGCATCCAAGCAGGCAAGTGATCATAGAGATGATCAAGCTTCCAGAAGAGCGTGCCTTTCGCCGAGTACTCATCAACCTTGTCCTCGTTTTCGGATAAGAGTCCAACGTAAACCGGCCGTCGTTTTGTCGAGAACAGCCAGTACCAGAACGACACTGTTAGAAACATCCACGTCGCGCCGAGATCTCGGCTCTTCATCAACAAGATGTCTTTGCGGCCAAAGCAATTCAAGATCGTCATCAGCGCTTCGTCTTGGTACTCACCGTACGTGACGAAGGGAATAACAAACGGCTTGTCCGGATCCTCTTCGCGCGGCTCGTAAAGCCAAGCGAACGTATTAACCCAGAATAAGAAGTCCTTGCGGCAGTAGTTCCAAAGAGTCGATTGGAACGCTGGGTCGCCATTGGCACGAAGACGGATCTTCTCCCGATACTCAAGATTCTCAGGAACCGTCTTCGGAGGTTGCCACCAGGTCTGGCTCCTCGTCTTGATACTCTCCGTAACCATCCATTGCCTCTTGAACTGACTGGCGTAACTCAGTGAGATCACGTTCGTCTTCGAGCGTGTTAGAGAGCGACTCGCGATGTCGCTTCAACGCATCAATCTGCTTCAGTAAGAAGTCTTTGTAGAAGGCGAGCTTGGCATCACGCGCGGCTTGTAAAAGGTTCCAAGCAATGACGTGCGGAGCATCCATCGGCATAACTTCAATGTCGTTAACGACCGACGCCACCCACAGCATAGATTCCTCAACATCGTATTCAACGTCATTCGATTGTTCGATCAGCTCTTGCAACTGGATCTGAATCGCTTTGGTGTCACGATCTTCCGGTTGCTTCAGAGGCTTCCGCATTGCGGCCAGAGCGACTTCGTCTTGGTACGTCGTGTACCCGAAGTCTGCCATCGCTCGATTGTAGGCTTCGTTGTGTTCAAGGCCGTACGAATTAATGTAGTCGTTGTACTGCTCTTTGAACTTGTCCTGCTTGCCTTCCGCGATCATGCGAGCCTTGAACAGCTGCATAGCGCGAGCTTTGCCTTGCGGCTTCGACTTTCGTTTTGCTTTCTTCTTAGCCATGGCACATCCAAAAAAACACGCTGCGAACTAAAGACAGTCCGCAGCGTGAGTAGATCTCAGAACTCAGGAGTGGAAACCGGTTCGTCGCCAGATGACGGGGATTCCTCTGAAGTAACAGGAGGGCTTGGCGGGACAGGAGTAGGGTTTTCCTCTGCCTCGCGCTGCCGTCGCTTGTCCGCCTGGCCGGTCGCTTCGTCTTCAGCTCGTTGAGCTTCAACACGAAGACGCCTGGCGTTCTCTTCGGCCGCATCAGCCGCATCAGCAGCATTCTCAGCAACTTGCCGCTTTTCGCCAGGCTTGTTCTTCTCAGCCTCGGCTTCTTTGATTCGACTGCAAAGCTTTTCGCAGTACTCGCGCTCAGCTTCGCTCTCCGGAGTCAGCGTGAGCGATCGCAGCGTGTCCTCCGGAGGGTTGGTACTTCGTGAGACTCTCAATGATCTCTCCTTAAAGATTCGGATTTTCTGCTCGCGGAGGGAACTCTGCTTCATCCAACTTCGTCTTCCAGAACTCCGCTTCCTGTCGAGCGCGGGTAAGTTGTTGCTCCAGATACTTTAACGCTTTCGCGCCTTTGATTGCATCCTCCTTGTTTTGACGAACGAGATCTTGACAGTGCTGCTTGATCGCATCTCGCTCGCGTTCAAGCTCTTCAAACACCGCAATTGGAACGTGACGAGGTTGACGGCCGTCCTCAGAACTGGATGTCGAATTCATCTGCGGCCGCGATGTCGCCTTCGATGACTTCTTTCTCGCGCGACTCCGGCCTGTCACTTTCGGCTGAGACTGATCCTGAGTCAACGGCGCGCCCAGGTATTGCGCCATCGCTTCCTGCTCTGTCAGAATCGGCATCTCCTGTTCCGGATCCGGATCCACCAACACTTTCTGGCCCTCCGGTCCCTCCACAAACACCGTCTGATCCTCTTCCGGATCCACCTCCACCACCGTGTACTCCGGATCCGCCAACTGAGCTTGGACTTTCGCCATTTGCTCCGCTGTCAGTGGCGCTCCGTCCTTCCCCACAATCGGAAGAGTCGAGTCCAAATGAGCTAGCAGCTCCTCCCTCGTCGTTTGGGTTTTGTTCGGGGAAGAAGCTGGTGGGGAAGATCCCTGGCGGTTGCTGCTTGAGGAATTCTTTTTGCGCCGCCGCGGCCCTCTCTTGCGTTTCTTTTTCGCCACTGATGATCTCCCGTAGTAAATCTAATGACGCTTGCTGTTGATCAAGAATCTTCAGCAGCATCGCGAGTTGTTTAGTCTGCATCCTTCTTCTCTTTCTTTGGAGTTCGGACTTTGACACTCTCATCCGTCGAAGCACAGTAGACAACCTCGCGGCCATCCTCAAGCTTGTAGACCGACTCGCCTGCACCGTTCGTGCCGATCTTCGCCAAGTTCTTTTTCATGATCTCCATGAGCTTGGCTTTTTCTTCTGACTCCGTCTTAGTCAACTCCTGCCGCTCATCGCGAGTGTTAGCGTACGCCTTTGCGGCCTTTTCGACGACGCCGATTTTTGGTGGTGCCATTCCCTTGAAGTGCTTTTGAGCGCTTTTTGCTGGGCGCTTTTTCGCCGCCTTCTTTTTGGCTGCTTTCTTCTTCGCCATTGATACTCCGATTAGGTAAGAATCCTCTGCTATCACCCTGACGGACACACCAGATGTCAACATGGTTGCACATGATATATTCGCCGTCCTGCTCGCGAAGAGTCGAACGCGCTGCGCCAGTGTGAAAGTTGACTACCGCCCCAACGTGAAAATCAGGACCAAGGTGGCGGACAGCCAGGATCCCAATCGACCAAATAATGCCGACGCTGCAATTCTCACCGTCATGACTGTCTGGCAACAAGATGCCTCCATGCGATTCCGTCTGCTCGATCGGCTTGACCAGTACGTACGTGCCTGCAGCTACGAGTTTCATTCTTCCATAATCCTTTGTGCCAGGTTGCGTGACAGTAACAGATCGTTGAGCGAGTAAGAATTACCCAGCTCCGGATTGAGCAAGACTTCAGCTTCCGGCCGCAACTGATAGAACTCGGAATGCTCTATCTCAACGATGACGCGATCGCCAACCTCGCGCAACGACTCCTTAATGAAGGATTCAGCCGCGGCCGCTTCCTGAAAGCGTAGATTGCGAAGCTTTACAGTCTGCTTGGAAAAGATGCTGAAGCCAAAGTCGATACTAAGGCCGAGTAAGCAATTGCAGACCTGAAGAACCTTGACGTGTTCGTAGCGATGCACGACTACCCCTTTGTGAATTTGATTTTGAAGTCACCCAACGCAGCAAGCGAGTGAAGCAGCGAAGCACCTTCGGGCATCTCGCCCATGGCACGAAGAGCCCGAATGTGGTCCGGAGCATGATGCGATTCGTCGATCACTTCGCTGAGCGTACCATCGCGAGTCAGGTTGTTGATCTCTTCGGCCAGCTCGCGCGTCTTCTCGATCTGGCGATCGCGCTGCTGTTGTGTGTCAACTAGCTCGGACTTGACGGCTTCAAGATGTTCGTTGCGAGCCTTCTCGCCTCTGAGAAGCGTGTGAAGATTCGCGATTTCTTCCTGCAGATCTTCTACCTGAGTAGCGGCCTCAAGCAGCTCCGCACCTCCCTTCATCAGATCGACGTTCGCACGTCGCAAGTCGGTGATCTCCTCAACCAACGCCCCATGCGACTCCAGCGACTTGAGGCAATAGTTGATCACGTCGATCGTCTGGGCATGAGGGTTCGGTTCACCCTCGTGCCCTTCGATGCCACGCTCCTGATCCTGAAGCCATTTAACCGCGTCTTCTTTTCGTGCCACAGTGTGTCTCCCGTCATTTACATGCAAACGAATGAATTCTTCTAATCTGCTTTGCCTGCTTCTCCGTAAAACGATCTCGACCTGAGTCCACCAAATCACCGATAAACTTCAGGTCCCAGCCAGAAAGCCCACAGTCCGAATTGTCAATCTCTCGGACCATACGCTTTAACTCTTCATCTGGCTCCCAATCTTCAAACTTTTCGTACTCTCCATTGATCCAAGGCATGCTACTCAACCAACTCTCTCATGAAAGATTTCGACTGTGTGCCGCTCGTCGGAAACTCCTTGCGATGCTGCCAGAACTTCGTGAAAGCCTGGTCCATCTGGTGTGCCGCCTGGTCGTAGTCCAAGCCGCCGACGCCAGTGCCCATGCCGGGAAAGGCCAACGTCGTCACACCGTACGCCGCGGCCGCACACAAAGCAGCCCACGTCGCGTTGAAGACGTTGGTCGTATCCTTCGGCAATCGACGCGGGCACTCCATCGTCGGCGAGTAGATGAACATCTGCTCGTCCGTCTGCGTGATGAAGGCGTTGCCGACCGGCATGAACATGAAGTGCGTGTTGCGGATCCCGCTGCGGACCAGCTGTTCGAGCGCAGAGAATCTCGACTTCGCAACGTAGTCGATGCCACCGTCCATCAAGCCGAACGAATTACCCGGCAAGACGATGCACGGTGTCTTCCGCGTGTATCCCGTATGAACAGCCCCCGTCTCTTCGTCGGTCTGCTGCGGACACCACTCCCACTTGACCTTGAAGATGTTGCCCGCGGAAATGTCGAGCTTGTAGCCTGGCTGCTTCTCCGGAAAGCAAATCTCTCGCCAGGCTTCAACCATCTTCTCGTTCGTGTCCATCAGTATGATCTGCATTTTCACTCTCCCGTCGTTTAAGAATCTCTTCGACCACTTCTGGAGTGATCCAGTGTTACACCTTCGGATATTTGGGAACCCAGTAGCCGTTGTCGTCTTGATGGAAGTCCCCAAACAACAACGGCTCTTGTTGGGACATCACTTGAGCGATCTGCGAGAAGACGTGCAAGATCTCTTCTTCGGCCGCTGGAGAGGCACGCATAGCCATCACATGCCGCAGTGCCCGTGCGTTGCCGGTCCAAACGCCGCCCGTGCAAACGCCAAGCGGCACGATGCGACGGAACATCGACGTAAGCTTCTTCTTCTCGGCGAACTGCTTGCGGCCTTCAATGTCCCAGATCTTCTTGAGACGATCGTAGTGCATCCGGCAATCAGAAAACGCATCGCGAAAGATCTCGCGACTCTGCTTCTTTGCCGCCTTCACCGTGGGCTCATCGTCGGGCTCGTCTCGCAGCGACATCGGCATCCAAAACGGAATGTCCTCATCGAACCGCACGAACCGCAAGCTCTTCTCGCTGATCGCCCAGCCCGCTCGATGGCGATTCATCTCGGCCGTGAAGACGCGAGTAACGCCGTCGATCGCAAACGTCCACGTCGCATGCTCAAGCACGCTGCCATGACCGCTCTTCAAAATGTTGTCCAAGTACTCGGTATAGTCCCGCCGCACCTTCGTCACGTTCGGGTTCAAGCCTGGCTCAAAGCTCATGTAACACTGCTTCGCCGCCAGTGCCACTGTGAGAGCAGGATCCGAAACTACCGACTCATCATCAACGCGAGTATCCGGCAACTTGAAGTCCTTACTCACCCCCATCGTCGCCAACCAACGATAAACCGCCTCTTCGTTGACCTTCGTCTCCGCGATGCATTCAATGCTAATCTCTCGTTCACTCATTTGATTCCGTACCTTTTGTTGATCAGTGCCTCGTGACAGTCGATACAAGCAATCTTCTCTGGCTCGTCAGGCCCAACGACAACTCGCTCCTTTACGATCTCGCCACACAAACAACAAACCGCCGCACAGTACAACTCACCGCGAGGGTTCTTCTCGATCCGATGGCTGATCCGGTAGCCGATCGCCGCCACCGCCTTGCCCATGAGATGAAGCGGTTTCGCAGCCTTACGTTTCCTCGCCTTCGCCATAACCCTCCCCCTTCAATGCCCTGTCCTGAGTCAGTGTCAAGCTCTTGCCACACTGGCGACAACTGTGAACGCCGATACCAGGGGCCTTCTCAATCGAACCGCGACTCATGCAGTAAGGACAAGGAAGATTCGACAAGTCGTACGGCTCAGCCAAAGACTTCAACCTCGCGATCTCCCGTGCCAAGTACCAAGCCGCCTTCTCCAAGTCCTCGATCGCACGACCCTTGTGCTTGTGGCGACCAATGTACTTCAAAGCATTGCCGTCGTTGAAACCAAGCCCCCAGTCCTCTATCACGTCGATCACTTCAAACTTCCCAGCGTTGTAGTGAGAAGGATGATCCACTCTCTCTTCGTTACTCATGTGACAACTCCATGTCCTTAACTAGATTGACAGCCGAAATTCGATATTTGTTACCGGGGGATATGTACTAGGAGTCCCGTGACCCCGGCACGGGTCTGGTTCGGATCTGAGGTCGGCCGAAATGGGACCCGCCGCGCCGCCTCTCTTCTCGCGACGCGCGCGCCTCGCGGCCGCTCGCCCTGCAGGCTGCAGGCCATCCACTGTTACCATGGCTCGCCTTCGCAACAGCGCTTGACCTGGTCGCCTGGTGGCCGCAGCTGCCAGGGTAGCGAGGTGAGTAGGTAGCGTGCCGCGGAGTAGATGTCCCCTCGATCGCTTCGCTCTCAATACGCTGTCGCGTGTCGTCGTGGTTGCTGGTCACTGGTCGCTGTCTCCCTGGTTTCTGTCGTCGTGTCGAGCCCAGTTGAAACCAGAGGCCATGTCGGCAAGTCGTCGCAGCCAGGTGCTACGGTCCAGGCCAACG